TATAATTTTTATATTTTGCAATTCAAACAAAAGTTTGCTAGGGGCCCCAGGAAACTACCTACAAACCCGATTCGCCTGAAGAATCCTTCATTACTGCGAACCACGGGCCCCCGTCCAGTGTTAGTCACAAAGGTCTGCCCTCGCGGAAATTTTCTTGGTCAAGTGAACTATTTAACTTGTTCTCGAGCTGGTTACCGCCACCATTAAAGGTGTTTCTCTTTTTGCGTTGAATCAGCCCCCTAGGGAAATGACCCATATTCCGAAGTCAGGACTTACTATTTGCCCCCTTTGTACTGGATATTTTATAGTAAACCGAGTGTGCAACAACGCCTCCCACATTTCAGGCCCTTACGAACCGGTAATCACTTGAGTCAAACTCAAGCTACACCTGCCTCTATTTTCGTCGTTAATCCTGATGCAATCCTCCATCCATGCGGACGTTATTTCACAAGCGGCTTACCCATCAGATTCGCCCTGATAGACGGCGGGGAAAGTCTTACAACTAACTCTTAATTGCTTTCCCTAAAATAGTACCTATACATGTAATCTTTATACAGATCACTGTATGAATAAAGTATAGGTGTGATACCACGCTGCCGCAAATAGCGGTTAAGCTTAGCAAGAAATGTATCGTACGTCTCCTTACCATGACAGAAAACAATACGAAGAGCATCAATCGAGTTCAACATGAATTGTTCCAAAGGATCTTCTTTTGCTCGACACCAGTATAATAAATCATTAGCAATTTCGATATCCATTTTTCGTAGATATATTCCCGAATGCAGATGATTCCAGGTCGATTTTAGGAATGAACAATGCCAAATGTCTTTACTCTCTCTAATCTCCTCGATTTTGCTTCCCGAAGTAATAGGGTACCCGATTTCCGAATACAGAGCTGCTATAGTTTGACCATTAACCAAATGCTTAATGTCATCCGAGAAACTAATAATGATATCATCACCATACACTAAAAAACTAACATAATACATGAGAGCATCTAAACTCTCAAATTCCCTATGCCCATGCACCAATAAAAGATAAACATAAATGAATAATAATATGTGCGAGGATGTATTCATCTCAGCAGTTCCAGGAAAACCACTGATCATACCCCTCGACTTTAAATATACCCAGCGCTCATATTGGATAAATGAATTCTGAACTCCAAGAAGGATGGTGTTCAAAGCTCTTTGATCTCGAGAATCAAGATCAAGAAATGACGAAACTACTTCGCCCGCTCCATAAAAGAGTTCAGAATTCAAGTATCCATCCCAATTGCTAACATCAAAGTCAACAACATTTGGGTGGCGATCTAGGTATCGAAACGCATTAGTCCAATCTGGACCCTCAGGGTTCATGCCAGGACAGAACGGAAAACTTCCGTCTGCAGCCCTATGCATCGCACTCCAAAAGTCCAGAGTTAAGTATCGCCATGCCATTATATAATACATGTTCATACAAACTACGGTCCGTGTCTTGGGTGGTGAGTGTTTTGTTCCCAAAGCCTTGTCGCGTGGACGCAACTCGTCCTTGGGAAAATCATATGCCAATGCATATGGTATCTTTGACTCAGTCAGGTCTTGATAGAACTGTTCAAATTCCTCGAATAGTCCTTCTCTTATGAAATCCAGTTCTCCCTCTTCATTAATATGAAAATGATCAAATTTGCCCTTACCTCTCGTTTTATCCTTAATAAAAGGAAGACCGGGAGATGATTTCAAATTCATGGGGTTCGAACCATCTTCACGCAAGCCGGTTACTATCTCTGAAAATTCTAACAGCCTAAAATTGTCTTTATCGAGTTTTGATCGAAATAGGTTTTTCATCCACTCTCGTGCTTCTCTCAACTTATCCGGAAGGAAAGGC